TATCTAACCACATATTTACCATATCAGTAATATTAACTTCAATATCTGGTGACTGATTTGAAAAGGATTGAACTGAAGAACTTCCAATACTTGAAATAGTGCCACCACCTGTATTCCAAGCTGTTTCTGAACCACCATCTGGAAAACTTCTATTTTTAAAACTACATCCATTTGTAGTTTTAGGATTGTCACCAAACTTACCTGTACCTTCTGTCCAAGATTCTGATATTGGTTGAATTGCAAGTTTATATTCAGAAGACATATCTGAATTACCTTGTGCTTCAAACATCCTTAAAAAAAATTGTGCATCACTTGGTATATCACCATCAACAATCGACTGAGATAGTGTATTAAATCCAGTTCCTGCAAAGTTAACTAATGCTCGTGTAGGGTGGTCAAATGACTGATTGAAAAAATGTTTTTTTACTTCAAGTATTTGGTCTCTACCAAAATTTTGGTCTAAAAAAGTCTCACCAGTTATTGAGTCTGAACCACTAGAAATCCAAGTGTCTTGTGTTGGGAAGATAAAATAATGCATTACTTAACTACTCCTTTTATATCCGTATTCGGATTTTTTATTTCAAAAACACTTGGGTCAAAAGATGGTAAAACTACACCTCTACCATTAGGTGCATTATCTATAAAAAATGTTGAAAAATCATATAAGTAACCATAACCTAATTCATTTATTTTTATTTGCTCTCCATCGTTGTTGTAAGATTTACTATAAAGTGGATTAGTAAACGGTGCAGTCTCATCAATAAAGTTTTCTTTTTGAGTAAATACAACATCATTTACAGCTTTAACACCTTCTATATTATTTAAAACACTTATCACATCTGCTGTATATAAAACTTGTTTAAATTGCATATTTTTTACATCATATAACTCTTTAATTTTTTCTATACATCTATTTTTAACTACTGATTTATCCATACCTGGAAACGCAATCACATTAAAAAATACTCCAAAGTTAATTATAAATCCATCTAAGATTCTAACTTTGTCTGTTAACATTCTATATTGAGATAAATAATTTCTTATATTATTTTTAACTAAAGTCGGTGAAGTCATAAGTTTACCTTCAGTATCATAAGACAAAACATATAAATCTGTTGTAGGATTTAAAGTAGAGTCATTTGAATCATATGTGTTTACAACATTCTGCATAATATTTTTATAGTATTGTACATCATCAGATGTTATTGTTACACCATCTGCAGATAACAAGTTAGTTAATGTTGGGTCATTTAAATTAACATTAGTTAAATCATCAAGAGATGAAACTTGTAATTTAGATAAAACTGCATTCATTAAATCTTGTAGTTGATTAAGTTCATTTACACTTTTAGAATCTGTTATACTACCACCTGTTGCACAAAAAACTTTTGCAATACTACCAAATTTACCTGGTATTGATAATGTTCTAGCTTCATAATCTGATTTTGTCACAACTCTGTTTTGTGTTGCATAATTTGCTAAAGCATTATATCTTATTTCTTCTGTCGCGTCTCCTGCTTTTCCTCCAACTGAAGGTTCGAGATTTGTTACAGATAGATTTGTAGTTGATGCACCAGCTGGTATAGTTGTTACTGAATTTATAGTAGTTAAATTATCTGCAGGTAAAACGGTGTCTGGTCCACCACCTGCTCTATATGTTATTGTAAGAGTTGTGCTTTGTGGTGCCTCTCCGAGAGATTCATAATATGCTCCAGATTCATAATCTAATGGCTTCGGAGAAAAATTAGTTGTTGGTAAATTTACACCCTCTTGTTCTAGTTGTAAAAATGTTGTTTCAAATGCATTACCATTCTTTATTATACCATTACCAAATACTAAAGAAGTTGTATTATCCTCATTTGTCTCACTAATAAATTTTTTAGTTGTTCGTATAAATTCTAGTGACTCAGGAACAATAGTAGTGTCACCATCTGAATTAGTTGTTGAACCACCTGATGCATTTCTTCCTGTTATTGCCACATTTTCTTGTGCTAAATATTCCACTTCATACCAATTATTACCTT